CAAAATCATTTCGTCTCCTCTATCCATAGCAACTCCAACATATGCGAATTTTCTTTCATTAAACATATTTATACCTCCTATAATGTTGGGTTATTTCCATAATAGGATATGTAATAAATGCGCAAAAGAAAAGACCCAGCGTAAATATCACGCCAGGTCTCCCTGTTGGTTACTGATTTCCTAATAATCTTTCTTCTTTATCTGACATCTGGTCACAAATTTTAATAATTTCCAATGCGTGTTCATAACGTATTTTTAATCTTTCAGTCATTGCATCTTCTTCCAATGCTACACGATAATTAATAATATCCTGCAGCATGGCCAATCGTATGCCGACATCTAAACTCAGATATAGTTGACTACGCACCAGTTGTTTATAAGCTTCTTTTCCTTTTTCTGTCATTTTAACCTCCTTTACTAAAATATCAGTTACCATAAAGGAGATTGTAGGTTTAGCGAAAAAAAAAAGGAGGCAACTCAATTAAGAGCCACCTCCGGGTTGAAAGTTCTTGTCTTATCTGATTTCTACCGTCCACCGTCTGTATTCCACGTCGATCGTTACCTCGACCTCAATGGTTCCAAAAGCATGCTCGAGCTGAGATCTGAATACCTTGTATTCCTTTGTAGACTTGTCGGTCATTTTCATTACCTCAAGAAAATTACCTACTTCGTCTCTCAAAATTACAAAGTACCATCCGTCAGATCTGCTGCGTGCCAGAAGAACACTGAGCTCTGTAACGCCCATGTCCGTTTCCCACATGACAGTGAGCTCCTTGTTAAGCAGAGAACTCTCAATCCTAACAGATTTCATTTCTTTCATTTTTGTTTCCTCCTTTTAATTAGAAATATAAAATTAGTTACTTCTATAATGAGAGTTGTTTATTTTGCGTAAAACCTAGTCTCGTTAAACTTTTTCTTGTCTTTAAGCGCTTTAGCTATTGCCAGATCGATACCGCTGCGAGACTTCAGATGGTAAAAATATAAGTCTGTGTAAGGTGTGTTCATTCTGTCTATTCGTCCAGACGCTTGCACCATAACCTTATAGCTGTAATTCTGAGAGTAAAATATAATAGTGTCTGTCCTGATGCAGTTCCAACCTTCTGCTCCGGCATTGTATTGTACAAGATAGATCCACCTTTCTCCCTCAGGTATTGGCTGATGCTTATGTCCATTCCACTCTGCAATTTCTAAGCTAGGATAGAAATAGTCTCCAATGTCTCTGAGAATCTCAAGCTCGTAGTCGTAGTTGTAAAATATAATAGCTTTCGGATGCTTCTCCAGGATCTGAAGTAGCATAGTCAATCTCGACTCGTCCAGATTGACGATCTTTCTCAGACACTGACAGAACTCACTGGCATTTTTAATAGGCTCGTTCTCCCAGGGATTCCATCGGTGTCTACAAATATCACGATAGCCTTGATGGTCGTATTCAACCCAGATGTCTTCGTGATGCTGGATCGTAGGCCGTCTAAAATCCATGTTTATTAGGATACTGTTTCTAAGACGCTCTAATCTGCGAGTACCTAAATATCTTTCTACTTTAAAGAACTTGACATAGCCATTGCGTACTACATGTTCCTGCATAAACTCTGTGCGATTTCTGTAAAAGCCGTTTGCAATGAACACAGGAATATAATCAAGCCAGTTGTCTCCTGGTGTGGCTGAAAGCAAAATCCAAAAATTCCCATTGCGGCAAATTTTCAAAAACGATTTTACCCACTGTCCGGATCCAACGACTCTTTGTTCGTCAAATATAAAGAAGGAATCGATGACGTTTTCATACTTCTTAATATTGTTCCAAGAATCCACAACCACTTTCAGGCCTTCGTATAAAGTTACTTCAAGATTGGTAGTAAGCATGAACGGACTTAACTCTTGCTCCCATTCGCAGGTATCACGTTTACGAGCTGTTGTAATGATGTAAAGATTTTTAGGGTTTTTCATCTTTACATAGTCATCTGTGTCAAGTTTTCCACCATTGCAAATATAATAGTAGGCTAAGGCGGTTCTGGACTTACCGCTTCCAACACCACCACAGAGAATGCAGCCCTTTTTCATACGATTAACGGCATCAATCTGGTATTGTCTTAGTGAGATCCCTGCCATTCTTTTTTCTTCTTTTCAAGTAGATCACGCAGCTGGTCTATGTTTACATCTTCCACTCCATATGATTTCACTCTGTTAAGATACCATTGAGCCTTCTCTAGATCTTCAAGACCATTCTTGTATTTGTGCCGCCAAATATACTTGTATGCATTAAGTACACAAAACACGGCGACATTATACTTACCAAACGTGATTTCCATAGATTCGATGCATTCGATCGATGTAGAAGCCTCATAGTGTGACGGATGGTTTACATTATCTGCCATTCTTCTCCTCCTCAAATTTTTCAGGCATTCTGGTTGCTTCTCTAACTGGAATACTAAGACAAATATCACAAGGATTCTCAGTTTCCTTAACGTCCTTGTGCTTGCATTTGTGACAGTATTCATCAAACTTTACAATTTTGTATCTATAGTCCATAGTTCCTCCAAATATATAATAAACCTGCTGGTACTTGTCCTTAGTGGAGGTAGGCAAATAATAAGAAAGGAGGTAAACCAAAAAGTTTCAATAACCCGTTAGGGCTACAGGATTTTCGCAGCAGGTTTATTAGCTAAAATATTGAAAAACAAAAAGACCCTGCAAATATCTTTTTACCGATACCGCAGGGTCCGTTTGTCAGGTCTTACTTAGTGAACGAATCCAGCCATTTCCGCCAACCATACTTGGCGTTTCTGAATGACTTCTCGTGTGCTGCCATTGGTCCGTGAACAAGGTCCGCCGTCCGTCCTCTACGCTTGTACATGTAATCCATACAGATTCCAGTGTACGTAACGTACATAACGAACGTGTTCCAAATCAGGTACCATTTGGCAAGTTTCTTAAAAATCTTCATTTTTATCCTCCTTATTGGTTGTAAAATAGTTGTTACGTTAATAGTTACCTATAAGGAGGCCTGTTAATTTCGCGAAAGCAGAAGACCCATCGTAAATATCACGATGAGCCTCCGCTCAGAATGTTACTTTTCTTCGTCTTCCTTTTTCTTCAGGAAGGGAATTTTGATTTTGGGCAGCTCGATAAGCCCGATCTTGACATAGAGCCAGATACAGTAGATGATCGAGATAATGCTACATATCCCGCACATCTTGAAATATCTTCTCCATGTTACCGGTTTGTCAAGCCAATTTTTAATCATAATATCCTCCTTATAATAAAGTTGATTTGAATTGTTACTTCTATAAAGGAGGATGTAAATTATGCGAAAAAGCTAAGACTCACTGTAAATATCGCAGTGAGCCCCTCGCTTGCAAATTAAACTTTTATTATATATTTTTAGTTTTTGTTTATGAATTTCTCACAATCAATTTCAAGTTCCAGTTTTCCCATACGTGCAATGTCTACCATTTCGCGGATCATCGTGTCTGTGGCTCCTAATGATTTCATCCATCTATAGAAACCATTTTTCTCGCCATAGTTCACGACGCCTCCTTTGTTTTGATAGCTCGCAATATATCGGGAATAATGAATACCATTAAATTTTCTGTTTTCTAACATAATAGTTCCTCCTTTTTATACAAAAATAAGTTTTTGTTTGCATAATAGGGGGTGTAAATTGTGCGAAAAAAGCAAAAGCCTCTGCAAATATCATTTCGATACCTACAGAGGCCAGTGCTAATTATTTGTCACTAATCTTTTTTGCTACGAATTTGTACTGTTTCAGTTCGTCAGACCATTGGTCTTTAACAATATACTCAAAACGCTTCTCACCATGATATCTGGTCTCTCTATCGATGTTGTCTAAGACTTTCCACTTGCCTTTATCTTCTCCTTCGGCATATGCTTCTTTACGAATCTTTTCTCTTTCAGCATCCTCATGAGCAGACAAGGCAACGATCGCCATGACGGCACAAAAGCCACCAGCAGCATAAGTTACCACGTTCTTCAAAAATGTTGCAGTTGTCATAATAAACCTCCTTTACAAGTTATTGCAAAAAATGTTAGTTACTCATAAAGGAGGATGTTAATTGTGCGTAAATGTCATTCTTCCTCGTAGTCGGAATACTTGTTAGCCCATGGAGAAGGCTCGAGAGTGACATGCATCTCTTTCAGATAAGCCTTGACCTTCCATTCGTTGGTTCGATCATCGAGCCACCAGCGAGGTCTGATAGTCATGTCTACGCTGCGGATCTCAGCAGAATCCAGCATTCCCACAGTGTCCTCGTCCAGCCTTGTTTTCACACCGTTTGAGTAAATATAAACTGCTGCCGGAGGGATGTTTGGGAACGATCTGAAGCTGACAGATACATCGATGCGATAGCGGATTGGATCGCCTTCCTCGTTTGGAAGCTTGGTCTTGACATACCAGCCAATATCTTTCAGACGATCAGCTTCGTCAGCATCATAAAACTCATATGTGAATTTTCGATCACCTTCTTTGTTGAATCTAGATCCTGCGCCGCTGAAATTGCGAAAAATGATCGTTGCGTTTTCAAAATTCTCAGGTGCTACAAAATGTTTTTCCATAGTTATTCTCCTTTTCTTAAATATAAGTTTGCAAACAGCAAGAGGCCATGCTTGTCCTGCATAGCCTCCCGCTTAGTCCTATCTCATTACTTTTACTACGATCGAGCCGTTATGTTCTGACTCGACGGTGATTGTGTCGCCGTTGCAGAAGCAGAATCCCTTCACAAAGTCGTCCACACAGTCTGTACGGCCTTTCTGATAAGCCGCTTTGGCCGCCTCTTTCAGACCTTTGTACATCTTGTAAGCAAACCATATTTCGGCTGCATTCAGCAACAGCAACAATGTCTTTGTCGATCTTTTCATAAATAGTCCTTTCTTTATAAAAGCAGCTAATAGTTCTATAAAGGAAGTTGCTAATCATGCGGAGAACGGCATTTCCTCATCTGCGTTTTCCGGAATATTCATATACGGAGCAAGAGGATCATCCGAAACAAACATCTCAAAATCGCCATACTGCGAAATGGTTTCGACGGCATCGTCTACCAGAGAAATATAATAGGATTCGTCTATGATCTGAGATGCGTCTGTCAAATCCTTTACAATCTCTGACTCTAACCAACGATATCCTTTAGTTCCAGCAGCAGCGTAGAATTTACCATCTTGCTTCCTATACAAAACACCACCGCCATATCCAGGTTTGATCGGACAGAACGATCCAATACGTCCTACAAACTGGTACGAATGGCCTTCCTCGATCTCTGGTTCTAATCTAGCTTTAATTTCGTCGTAGGAAATATCAGAGATAAGCCCTTTCTTATACTTCTGAGTGGCTTTCTCAAGTTCTTTTTCCAGCATGGTAACGTCCGGAAGAGACTCGTTCATGTCCAAATATAACTCGCCCTTCTTAACCTCTTTAGTCTCGCACATGTCTGAGAACTTAATCGGTTCATGACTGAAGAGCGTTTTGAATACGTATGGAACCGCAAACTGAGTTCCAGTAGCATCCCACTTTCCGTCATGCTTGCAAATATAAACCGCATCATTAACCAGGCACATACGATCGTAAGTGGCCTCATGTTCGAAGTTGTATCCGTAGGCTTTCCCGTACTCTGTTACAAACTCAATGATCTCCGGAGTAGCGTTTGGAATCTTGATCGAATCTGTCTTAATATGAGCCACAGTAAATCCTCGATTCTGTACCTCATGCTTAAGGTTGACCATAAACAAAGCTCCACGTTTAGCCACAATGTTGTCCTTATTACGAACATCACGGAAAGGATTGTCAAAGAGAGCCGCTGTAAGACCATATACAGAATTGATCGCAATCTTCAGAGCCTGGGCCAGATCTTTTGCAGCGCTTTCGTCCGTAAGATACTTAGCAAGCTTACCTCCAAGCATAGTTCTGGCTTTGCCAAAGTCTTTATGCTTGATTGCAATACGAGCCTGTAAAATATCCTCGAAACGGGCAGTGTATTCTGGTCCGAACAGCTCTTCCGCAACGATACTGGATGGATGCATTGATGCGATGTCAAGTAGGGCAACATTGAAGTACATTCCCGGCTCAGAATATACGTAGCCTCCTTCTCCTACTTCTTCTCCTCTGTATGTGGATTTACCGGCTTCGTACTTGTATCCAGGAAATATAGGTCTACCTTTATCGTCGAACAGACTATAGCACTGATGTGGGCTGTCTAAAGAAAGAGAAAGAGTTATTCTTGCCTGAGATATATCGCCCATATCACGATAGTTGAACTGTGATTGCGGATGCTTATTGTTTCCAAATATAATTTTGGTTGTAAGTCCGTTCGTGGTATCGTTTGGAATACTACCGGCAACATCTGCCAGGATTTCTCGTGCTATGAAGTCTGCCTGTCTTGCTTCAAATACCGCTTCTGTGGCTATTACGTCATTGTCACAATACTCTGCAACCTTATTCCAAAGTTCTTCCGGAACTGGTTGATCCCATGGAAGACCGAGCTCCTGATGGTGTATTCCAAGCTCAATCTCCCATTTCTTCAGAGATTGCTTCTTGGAACAAAAATCATATACGTCGGTAAAACTAAGATTGTATGCACTACCGAAAAATGCATTTCTATCTCCAGATATAATTCTCTGAGACAATTCATACAACTGCTGATTGTCGTAACCCATCATTCTGGCATAAATGATGTGATTGTCGTACCGTCTACAGTTAAATCCAACAAGTTTGAACTGAATAAGATTGTTGATCTGCTCGCTTGTAGGGTTGATCATTCGTATGACCTTGTTCTCTTTTCCTTGCTTTTTCCAATTCAAAACAAAAAGGTTAGGAAAGACTTCACAATCGTAGAAGACCAAAATATCAGTCGCACTGTCAACAGCGTCTGCCTCATCGTCAGATTTGAACCGCATCTTGGCTACCAAGTCCAGACATTTCTTACTCTGATTGGAACTTGATGCCGCAAACGTGATGATACCTGGTTTCAGATCAGTAACGTCATAGCTAACTCCACCATTGTAAGCATCTTCCAAAATATGATAGATGAAGTCCACACTTGATGCGGTTGACGGATGTATCTCCTTATTCAGATTCTTTATTATTAATCTGCGAATACCTTTTTCGCTCTTGATGACTTTCTCATTTACCACTTTATCTCCTTTCTTGAGTGGTAATCCGCTACTTATCGTCGCTATCGAAATATCATTGCAAAGGGTAAGAGTCCTGCGCAAAGAGCTCTTACCGGTGAATACTTTTATCTCGATGTCGTCATCATAGACCCTACTCAACTTTGATACATCGCCGTTGTAAATATAATGCAGATGAATAGCCTTTCCACTCTTGCTAAGCTCTGCATAGGTCTTTGGCCACTTACTTGCTGCAGCGTAGTTAAGTTCGTAGCTCTTTTCTCCTGTCTCTGGGTCTTTGATGTCGAAGTCTATGACAATAAGATTCGGTTCCTTGGCTTGGGTCAAAATGTAATGGAGCTTGTTAGTTTCAAGATCCTTCAGAGTAGTAGTGACTTTGCTCCAAGCCATAATCGGCGTCTCCTCAGAATTGGCATACTGAGCGGGACAATCAGAATATAAATCGTCGAAGAGGGAGTGTTGCTCCCTAAACTCCAGCCAGTTTTCATCCTCCTTTTTTTCTGGCTCTTTTGGCGTTTCATTTGGTTCTTCGAATTTTTCCACCCGGAAATTTTTGTAATAGCTTCTTACTCTTGTTCCGTCTTCAAGTTGGTATCTTTCGAGATACTCTCTGAAATAGTTCTTGAGTTCCTCTTTGAAGACTCTTTTGGAATATGGATAGGGAACTCTGGCATCATCGCAGTAGGTTTTGTACATTTCGTACGCCACCTTAAGAGAAACCCCATCGTCTTTTTTAAATATAAGGTACGAATCAAGTACAAAGTTATAGAAATCGTTAGTGGCACCAAGCATTGTGGTTGGAACATAGTCGTCGTAAAGATCCGGATTCTCAGAATATACTTCGAGGCAGTGTTGGGCAATTGCGCCCAGCTCGAAATTAATCTGCTTTACGAGTTTTTTGTATTCTCTGCTTGGAACCTTGTTACCTGTAGGTGATACGTCGATTAATCGTCTGAGTAGACCTGATTTGGCATTTGTAATCCTGACCGGTTCGTTGGTGCCTATAAATAAGAAGCACTTAAAACGGTTTTCATAAGGGGATTTGAACTTCTCATTGACTATCATCTTGTCGTGAGAAACGATGCTGTTAAGCCTGGTGTTGTCTTCCAGAGTGGATAGCTTACCCTCGTGATCGATAGCCACAAGAGGGTTTCCTTTGAATTGTTCCAAGGCGAACGACGCATTAGCCTGTCCAAGAGTTTTTGATTCGAAGGATATGCAATAATCCTCAAATAACGAATCGATAATGTTAAGTACAGTAGACTTACCGGTACCAGCCTCACCATACAAAACAATGAACTTCTGGATGGTCTTTGAATCTCCTGCAACGATAGATCCTATCGCCCATTCGATCTTGCGTCGTTCCTCCTCAGAATATAACACCGACATCAGCTTGTCGTATGCTTCGATACTTCCTTTTTCAAGCGGGTAGCTAAGCCGCTTTGATGCATAATCCTCCTTTTTAGATTCAACATTGGAAAATATAAGTTTCTCGTCCAGAGTGTGATACGAATCTCTGAGTTGCTTCTGGCAATACTTATGCCAGGTGTCAATCATTCCGGTCTGAGCGTCCCACATGTGCAGGACTTTTAGATCGTAGTCTCTGAATTCTTCCTTTTTCTTTTCCAAAAATAAGTCAAGCTCATGGTCAATAGCCTGAAGAACGTCTCCCTCATCTGTTGACCACAAGCCCTTATCTTCCATCCAGACGGCGTAAAAATCACCGCCACGGATCATCAAGTCTGAACTCTTCTTTCTCGTCGGAATAATAAACCTAGGATAGATTTCTATAACGCCCTTCTTCTTTCCGGGCCGTGTCGAAATCATGAAAAAGTCCATTTTTACTCCAGTTCATTTAGGTATTGCTGCATCTGATACCAGATTTCTTCCTCAAGCATATTCTTGGTTGGATCGTGTGTAACAAACAGCCCGCCCGTGCCATCTGGCTCATACTCTCTGTAGTTGAGCCGATCTATGATCTCGATAATATCAGCGTAGTGTTCATCGAACTTCGAATTCGTCATAGGTTTTAAACCTAGATTATCGAACATAACCCAAAACCACTTACTCTGACGATCCCCTTTGTCGGGATCATACATGATGTGGTCTTCCATCCTGACCGCTAATGCGACCATCATTTCGAACACGCTGCACGGTCTGTTGTCTAACAGATCCTCAATTGTGTATGAATCTACATTGTTCTCGCGTCCATACCGGTATCTAAGCTCAATACCATCTTCAGATCGATTACCATCCTTTGGTATTACAAATATAAAGTCTTGTTCATACAGAAGAGCTAAGGTCTTTTTGTAGACCTTAACCTTTCCGCCATGATCAATCAGTTTGCATAACCACTTGAAGTAATCTTTCGAAATATCATTCATTAGTCCTCCACTGTGAAGTGCGGACGTGTCTCGTCAAATGATTCGAAAGTCTGAACGTCTTTGTAAATGGCGTAATCGGTACATCGTTCGTCATTTCGAATGAATAGTTCATCAGATCCTTCGTCAAATAACTTTTCAAACCCCTCTCCGAGTAGCTCGTCCGCATTCTCTATAACTTCGTCACGATCATCCGCAAGGACGCCGTCAGCGAACAGTGTGAGTTCAATAGCACTATAATCTTCAAACTCGCTAAACTGATCCGGCAGAATCTTATACGGTCTGTCGTGTTCAACAACTTCATCTCCACCATAGATGGCAGTCACGGTAGCGTACTCGTTAAGAAGGTCCTTCATGTGTTCCTTCCTGTCAGGATCTTTAACGGACTTTAAAATTTCAGCATTAGTCCGTCTGATGAGTTCTTCGCGATCGTCTTTAACCATCTCTGGCTCATTATTCGTTTCGACAGGCTCAGAAGCTGTTTCAGCCTCTTCCTTTTTCTCCGAAATATCATAATTCTTTTTAACATATGTGATCCCCGCAACAGCACCAAAGACTGCTCCTGCAACAAATGTCACCAAATATAATGCTTTTTTCATCATAATTCTCCTTAATTGAATAGCCATGGATAATCAAACAGATCAGCCATCCAATTACCGCTTCCCAGACGATTTAATCCTCCGCCTTTTGAGCCTCTCCTCATAGATATTACCGTCGACATTGAAGTCGATAGCATAGCCGATAGAATATCCCTTTCTAGGATCGTTTTCATTAGGCACATGAACTCTCTTGACTCGGAATTCTACCTTGTTATCGCCGAAAGGATTGTATTTATCGTAGATCCAGCCATAAACCATGCCCGCCTCTGTATGCTCAAAGCCAAGCATGTCGTACACCTCGTTCAAAGTGATCTCACCTTTGTTCTTGAGAATATCATTCGCAAGATTCTGCTGGCACTCCAGAGTGAACCGGACCATATCAGGTGATCTGTCCCACTTGTCATTACCCTTAACCAGGTATTTGACAAAGTCACTACGTTCAACATCGTCCACAATATCATCTGCCAGAACAGTCTCAAACGTCTCGTTTCCGTCCGCATCGACAGTAGATTCACTGATCTCACCAGACTTTGTTCCGAAATATAACTTCTCTTCAGCTTCTGTACCGATATCGTCTGCAACACGGCCGCGATAGTCCCTGAGAGTCTTTCTCAGACCAGCTGCTGTTGCCGCAAGACCTGCATTGCGAAGCTTCATTTCATGATGAGCAGAGAAGAATGACAGCATGGACAATGTAAATAACGCCGTAGGTCCAGCAAGAAGTCTTGCTCCGGCGACAGTTGTCTTGCCGTATGCGACAAGGATTTCGCGGCCTTTCTTCGGATCGTCATCCGGCAATGCCCTGGCTTTTTCAATCCTTACTTTGTGATCGTCTACGACTTTGTCCAAACCCTTTTTAGTCTGGATGCATGCTGAAACTATTGCCGCTGCGCTAAATATAACACCAGCGGCCATGCAGATCTCAGGCTTCTTGTGTTTGAATACCTTTTTCAGAGATTTTCCGAGTTTGTTCATGGGTACTCCTTTCAATCGAGTGCTTCTGCCCTAGGCAGTTTGATCAAATATCCGTCTCTGTCTCGAACTACCGACGCATTACGTAGATCAGTCCAGCCATAACGGTTGTCTGTTGTCTTCCCGGTGATTCCTACCAGATCATAGAAGTCTGCTACGCTTACCATTTTGTAATCTTGCAGAAGCTCATCCATCCTTGCCAGGACTTCATCAGCTTCTTCTCTGCTATCGAGTATTACATCATCGTAGTCGTATGATCTCTGTCGTCTGTCAGATTCTCTGGAACCTACACCGGGTCGATCATAATAACTCCTGTAAGATATGCGTTCTGCATTTCCTCTGGGTCGGCGTCCACCGTTTTTACCCCAAAGGAACATGTCCAGAGCGTTTGTTACTGTATCTGAGAATGTCTTCTTTACTGCAGGAACAAGAACGTCGTTCCAAATATAATTTTTAACGGTGCCAGCATCTTCCTGGATGAAGGCGTCCATGAATTTTCTAAAACCAGATTTCTTTTTGGACTTTACCGAGCCTTTTGTAATCTGCTCGACCTTCTTTCCAGAAGATTTCTTTTCTTCTGTATCTTTTTTGGCACTATCAGATTTTTTTCTGTAATCTTCCAAAAATATCAGTCTCCTCTCTACTTAAGCCACTCGGCAAAGAACGTATAGCGAGTTACTTTTTCAAATATCGTTCGTCTTACTTTGCGAATGATCCCGTCCACCATCTTATCGGCAAGACGTTCGATCGACTTTCCGAAAGAAAGTTCATCAACGATCTTCTTCGCCTTCTTGTCAATAAATTCTTTTACGTCAGCTTCCTTCATGGTTTCATCGACCTTATCTTTAATAGTGTTTGAAACCTCTTTTACGAAATTCTCCTCTTCGGATTTTTTCAGTTTGCGATATGCGATAATCCCAGCAGCAACAATGCCACCAAATATAACCAGTTTCTTCAGTCCTTTACGCATAATTACCTCCTTGGAAATATGTCTTATCCGTGCTTATGCCAAAAACAAAAGGAGTGGTTGTACGTTTTGCACAGCCACTCCAGTTGTTGACCACCCTTTATTCAGTTGTCTTGTGAGTTACTTATCCTTAACGATCGTAACCCCCTCTCCGCGGTCCACTTCCGCGTACTTCTTTTTCTTGAAGAGCTTTCTTCCGAGCCCGATCAGTCCTCCCACGATAAATCCTCCTGCTACGAGGATCAATCCGACGGGAGTTCCATCGGTTTCGTCAGTGTCTTCACTGCTGTCATACGGTGTTGTGATCACTTCGGTTGTTGTAGTTTCGTTCTCGGGCATAGTTTTTCTCCTTTCTGAGAACTGAATGTTGATGCGTCTATAATATCCGTTGTTAATTATGCGGACTAATGCCGATCTTGATAGCTATATGTCGGGCATACATAGAAATCCAAGACTCTGCAAGGATATCCTGCATATGGGCCAGACTCTACCAGGATGACATCATCGCCAGGATCGATCTTTCCGTCTTCAACTCTCCAGCACAGACAATCTCCAGGCTGTGTAGTTGGAAGCTTCAATTCGCTCCAATAATCATTCAGAGAAATATACATCTCGTCCAGCATTCTGTAGTTGAGCGTTTGAATAGCTTTGTCTACAAATGCCGGATCGGACCAAAAATATCGCTTAGACAGTTCATCATAGAACAAAGCATTTCCTCGTCCGGTAGAGATAATATCTTCTCCATGCATTGGCGGTCTGCTATTAACTTCGTTTCGAGCCATTTGGGTTCTTATCTCGGCCTCCTTCTTTTCTCCGAGAACCTCTTTGGCCGCTTCCTGATACTGCTGTAACTGAGTTTCATATAGCGAGCAGGCGGTTGTTGCCGCCACTGCCCTCCTTATAGAAACCCTCTGCCCTCCAATAATCAGAAGGCAGGCGAGTATAAATATAATGATAGAAGGCAGATAGCATTTCCAGGTTGTCTGCACTGTCTCTACCACTGTCAGCTCATCCTTTTTTAACTCCTCCTTTTTCTTCTCGATGAGTCTGACCGCTTCCGGAGTTTTCTGTACTGCTCGTATACCAGCTACAAGAGCCAATCCGATTCCGATACCTGCTGCAATCTGCGGTGCGTGTTTAACCAGACCGGACCTAGCCAGTTTAAGCAACGGCTTGATCTTCATTTCTTTCCTCCACCAAAGTCTCCGCACGCCGTGTTTACAGCAAACGCAACAACTGCAACACGTACCGCAATATGGAATACCGCATAAGATGCATCGCACAGTTTCTTTCTGACCTTAGTAAGCTTCTTCATAAATATCAGCCCTCCTTCTTGGTGACATTTACCTTATCGCTGATCCCGAGTTTGAATCCGGCAACAAGACCGACAAGAAATGATGCAAAACCGAAGATAAGTCCGATTACTCCGCACACGAATCCGATAGTAGTTTTCATAGTTGCTCCTTTCTGAAAAAATATAAGTGAATGAAAAAAGAAAGACCTGTAGGATTCGAACCTACTCCCTCTACCATTGCTGGTAGCGTCCACCCATTAGACCGAAGTCTTTCCATAATAGCCGTTGTAAATTTTGCGCATTACAAAAATACATGATCATACAAATCTACGGCAATGTCATAGGCGACCCGGAACATAATCCCAGATCGCCTATCAAACATCTTAATAAACTCTGATACAACTAGAGCCGGATCAGCGTCGGTGTTTTCAACCTCCTTTATCAAATATAACACTGTTGTCCGGCTCCACGAATTGTTAGCAATAAGCTCTTTGCTGCTTGCGTGTAATGGATCTTGTAGGCTTGCTAAATATATCCGCATCCGCTTGATGACAAAGGCTTTACTCATTCTCCTGTTCATTTTTGGCTTCTCTACTTTCTTTGATCTTTTCAAGGATCTTGAAAGATATATCTCTGCCATATATCAGATACACATTGTCTGATCGGCCGACATCACCATCGTGCATCACTACGCCGCCATCCTTGTCCGCATTATCAGCAATATAGTTCCATTCAGCCTGCTGACCTTCTTTGAAGCTGAAATATCCGTACATAGCAGCTCCGACCCCATACAGAATCAGACCAACGCCGTTCACGATTTTAGTAGCGGTTTTTCTACTGATCTTTGGCTTTTTCATTACTTATCCTCCTTATACTTTTTGGCCAGTTCATCTGCCTCTTTCTGCAGCTCATACGCATCTTGCATAGCTTCAGCACCGGCTTTGAATCCTTTGTCGTATCCTTCTTCGTGTGCTGTTCCGGCATACAGTCCAACACCGATTGCGTATACTGCGATCGAAACAAATTCTGCGATCCTGAGTTTTCTGATACGTGTCATCTTGATCTTAGGCAGTTTCATTATTCATCCTCCTTTTCTTCGTACATTACTCGTTTTACTCTGTCGTCAAAATCTTCGTCGTTCTTAAACCCGGCGACAAGACCGACAATAGTAGCTACAAATCCGACAACTTCCGCAGCACCTTCAATAATGGTCCATTTCTTTGACATCAGTTACTCCTTTCTGAAAAATATAAGTGAACGAAAAAGAGAAACAGCGACAATCGATTTCTCGATCTAGCCACAAATAAGCCGTCGCTGTCTCTCCACAATACCGTTTGTAAATTTTGCGGACTCAATCGACAATGTCGTAAGCTGTGATTTTCAAATATACCATTTTCAGGTTTACTGGATTGCTGATTATTTTAATGTCAATACAATGCCCTCTCGACAGATCCCATCCCCATCGATAAGAATATGTAGTGCGAGTGGTATAATATAACGATCTGAGAACTTCATTAAGTGATATGGTGCCGTGAAACTTAAGCAGATCGTTAACGTAGTTGGCGTGACAATGGATCAGCATCGTTTCGGTGTCTTTGTCATGTTCAAAGTCGGCTTCGTATGGAATGCAAATTGTAAACTTCTTATTCATTTTATCCTCCTTAACAAAAGCCATGATCTGTTGCGGGCATATAATCGAACTGGATCATCATATCAGCATTAATATCGTCAGACGTTACTGGTACAAAATTAGGACTAAACGGATTGTCTTTAATGTCCCATACAAGACTGTTTGCAATACAGGACATGGGTAAATTAAACGCGTTACAATATTCGCTTAACGATAAAGTACAATCATTAAAACATCTTTGCCGAAGCGTGCTCATTGTTTTATACACATCGTCTTTAGATGCTCTGAAGTAATATCCAGTAAGAGAATCTAAAAACTTTGTATCGCCGGCACGTTTCTTTAACTCGGTTTCTATTTCTTTTGCAAGGTTGGAAAGTTCGCGATTAGTCGATATAGAAATATCCATTTTATCCTCCTTATCCGTATTAGAAAAAACAGAAGACTCACTGTAAATATCACAGTGAGCCCTCGCTCAGAAACTTATTTCTTTTCTTCTTCAGTTGTGATCGTGTTGTATCCCTTCTTGCCCAGACGGACTCGAAGTTCGATAAACTGCTCGATATCACAGACGATTGTTGCGTCATACAGGATTTCCTTTACTCCATTTATCTCTTTGACGTACTGATGAAAATGTACGTCGCCGTTAACGGAGAACAGGTCCGGCTGTACGTCGTTATACATACCATCGCTGATACCGAAAATAGTTCTCGGTTTCTTCTTTGTCTCGCCATTCGGCATCGTAGGCATCTTAAACATAATATCCTCCTTTTTTGAAAAAGTTATTGGTTTCTATAATGTCACCTGTAAATTCTGCGGAGGCGAAAAAAGAGGAGACCCTGCAAATATCGCAAAGTCTCCGAGTTGTAATTCAGATCACCGTTACTTACTTCTTGTTAGATTTGTTCCAATCCGACAAGATGCAAACTACGGCGATTCCGATTACGAGTATCGTGAATCCTCCTAATTCCATCCGTCTCCTCCTTTCAGAATCTGTTCAAAAGCAACGCCAGGGCAATAACGCCCACAATAATTATATGCATAAGCTGCGGCTGACTAGTCGCAACATACATATCTATAGGTGACATAGTTCCTCCTTTCACTACTATGAATAGTTCCATAATGGTGAATGTAAATCGTGCGAAAAAATGAAAGAGCCCTGCAAATCTTACAGAACCCTTTCGGCGAAGATCACATCAGGCCTTTGATAAGCCTTTCAAGTTCATCCCTACTCATAGTTACGTCCAGGTCGAGATGAAGCTTTACTCCAGATTCGTCATCGCTGATCTTGAGATCGTTAATGTCCAAGCCTGCTTTAATACCAGCCTTCTTAGACATTCCGATCTTGATCGCTTTGGCAATCAGAGCCTTCATCCATCCGCTGTTAAGTAAAATATTCATAGTTTTCCTCCTTGTTTTACTAAAAAATAGATGTTTTTTCTTCATAATATGACCTGTAATTTTCGCGCTCTAAATAGGGCAATGATCGAAGCAAGTTTCCCAGGGTTCGCGTTTGAGCGGTTTCATCTTCAACGCCCACATAATCTGCCTGATAGTCACCGTTGGATAGCATCCGTTTTTACAAGGTCCTGCCATCTTTTTGAAATATTCGAGGAAACCGGGATGCAAATATAACTCGTTACGCAACTCCGGATCTATTCTGGTCCACCAGGTTGACTTTGTATCTATCCTATATTTCTGCTGAATAACTGCTAGACCCACATCACCCATTTTGTACAACGTGCAGACGAAATATACCGGGTGATGTTCACAATAATAAGTCTCGCCATACATCGGAACAGAGATGTCAGGCTTCTCGTAATGGTATCTCATAAATCCTCCTTGCGAAAAACAAAAAGCCCTGTAAATATCACTTAGATACCTACAGGGCTGGTTGCCGAGTTAGCCGATGCCCTTAATATTTGTTGAAATCAACAAACTTCTGGACACCTCTGATGAGATTTTTCGCCGTACCAGAAGCAATTACGCCTCCGGATTCAAGCACCGCCGACCACTTTCCGACGACCACAAAGGTTCCGATCTTGACTCCATTGGTTACAACGTCGGCCAAGAGTTTCATCTTAAACTCTTTGTGTTGCTGAGCCATCTGCTGTTTGCGAAGTTCGTTGTCCGCCTGACGCTTCTCGATTTCCTCGATCCGTCTTTTATAGGCGTCTTCGTACTCATCGTCAGCTTTGGCCTGCTCCATTCGGAGCCGATACATCTTGGTCATGCTGTCCACGCAGTCTGCGTACTCCTTTGAGTCTTTCGGAAGAGTGTCTAGATGTTCGAGCGAAGACGCTACGGCTTCGTCGTACAGTTCCCTGATCTCTTCGTTACGGTTTTCCATAAGTTACTCCTTTCATAAATATAAAGATTTTCGGTTACTCATAATGGAGCTTGCACGTTTCGCGTTTCGACCTTAAAAATAACCTCAGATTTCTTTGATAACTCGTCTGGGGTTAATTCGGTATCGAGGAATAAATATGCTTCTCCGTCCTGCGTATAGATCAGGACAGTTCCGCCGCAATCTGGTAAGACATTGTTTGGACCGTATTCTCGATCAAACATAACACCGATCAGTACGCCGACAAGTGCAACAAAAATAAAACACAACGTAGCAACCATAGATACCTCCTTTAAAAATGAATTTCTGAAATTTCTCACCCGGGAATTTTTGAGATTCGAAAAAGAAAAACAGCCTTGCAGATATTGTTTTTCAAATATCATACAAAGCTGTTAGTCTTTCAGAATACAACCGCTTCCCTAACGGGGAGCAGGGTCAGCGCTTCCATGGTTCTACGATCGCCGTAGATTCCAGGTGTCCATTGACCAGTGATCGTATACTCGTATTCACCGGTGTATGTTACATAGTCGGCTGTTAGTCCCAGCCTTCCAAGAGCAACACCCATGTCATGAGCATAGTCCTGATCAACGACAACCTTAAATGTCTTCGGTTTCTGTTTAAACCACTTTAATCCTTTAATTCCCATAATATCCTCCTTTAAAAATAGGGTTTATTCCTATAATAGAGGATGTAAATTTGGTGCAAAAAATTAAGGCTCATTGTCGATTTTACGACAGTCTCGCCATCCTAAAAAAGAAGGCCTGATGGGAGGGTCTCACTCCATCAGGAAGGTGGTGCCTTTCAGCTGTTTCACTTCTACTATTCCTACAAGCCTCGCTTACTTCCTTCTCATATAAGTCGTTGTAATTTTCGCGCAAAAAGAAAAAGGATAAGGATGTGCAGTCCTCGTCCTTTTGAAATTCACTTTTTCATCATTACAGATGCATATTTGGACAGAATTTCGTCCTTATTCTTGTTAAGCTTGGATGTGTAGCCCTTATAAACTACCATTCCGTTCTCAAAGTAGATTGACTCCTGGATATACATTCCCAGGTTTTCAAGCTCTTTTTGATCCTGAATGGTGGTGCTAGTGCTACCACAAACCATAATCTTCTCGTCGAATAATACACTAAATTTACGCCTCATATCATTTCTCCTTTCTGAAAATAGGTTTCATTCCTATAATATGACCTGTAAATTTAGCGCAAAAAAAAAAGAAAAGTGTCAGCTGTCCCTATAATACCTTTTATAAGCTATATCAACGCTCCCAGATCTCCTGTCTTTATGCTGGTCTTGCTTCGTCCTATCTTCGGGTATATGGTATTCTAACCCCGATATAGCCTATGCTTATCCGTCTTTTATGCTCTTCTCATAATACTCATTGCAAATTTAGCGCAAAAAGAAAAAGCATAAGGATGTGCAGTCCTCGTGCTTTTCAGAATTATTGATTAATAAACTCACAAATACGCCACAACGTTTTCACACATAATCTCTTTACTGGATTTCTAATAACTGGATCATAACTCTCCAGTATTGCTTCAATCTTTTTGAGATATATGATTTCTTTAAGCTGTTTCATAATTTTTTTCATATTTATTATCCTCCTTCTCATATAAGTCGTTGTAAAATTCGCGCAAAAAATAAAAGGGACAGTAAACCTTGCGGCAAACCATCCCTTTTACGTGACTCTACCACTATACATGAGTATTTAGGCGGTTGGGTCTGGCGTATGAATATAACACCCGTTTTTAATCGGGTTACACTGACTGCTGAACAATATTGCACCATGCTCAGCGTATGTAGACACTGCCGCACGGCTCATGACCTCATGGTACTTGGATTCTCCTTTAAGACGGGCTTTCTCTTCGACCTCGTCGTAAAGCCAGAAAACGTCATGCTCCAACTTACCAGCAGCAGACTTACGGACTTCCGTTACGTAGTATTGGTACATTGGTTACTCCTTTAAGCTGTGCGAATTAATGATACTCTTGTATCATCTGGGCTAAGATTAGTTGTAAAAATCGGACGGGGAGACAATCTTGAATTTGTATGTAATCGTTGGCGTAGTGCCGATGATGATAAATGTCATGCCCACCCCTTTTCCTGCATCCATGCATAAATAATCTTCGCAATGGCTTCCCTGCCATACTGATTTGGATGTGTATCGTCAGCCATAAGGCTGTCGGGGATCCATCCATTTGCAATGTTGCTCTCGTCTGCTGATGTCGGAGTTATTCCTTCAAGAGTCAATCCGTTCTCAATCAATTCCGCTTGTATATCGATAAAATTATCAGGATATTTTTGCGCAAGATATGCGTTGATGCTGTCTACATAGTCGCGGTTACTGTGCCCCGGAAGATATGTGTCACCGATGCCGTTCGTCTCTCCAAGGATGAGGAATTTATCATGCGGAATTTTGGAGATCATGCCATTATAATTTCCTTCGATTCCGCTAACTACATTCGGATAAGCATATGAAAAATCGTTTTTCCCACACCAAAGGATTTGACAGTGTTCAGCATTAAAATACGGGTCAGGAATCAGCTTTGTACGAGGTTTCACTTTTACTGCAACGCCTTCATAATCTCGCACAAAATTGATGTTTCCACCTGTGGCATGTATGTATTTCCCCGGTACTCCGTTTAAAATCCCATGCACTCCATATGTGGAATCTCCGCCGCGCATGTTTGTATCCGTTCCCGTTGATACCTTCCATCCTGTTATCAACGCGCTCCCGCTTGCCGGAATCTGGTTGTTCTCAAGAGTGAGGAAAACCTCGTTGCTCCCAAAACGCGCAGACACCTGTCCGCTTGCCTGCCCATATATTCCTCTGTTCTGCGCTATCCATGATGTGCCTAAAAGGGTCTGCAAATAATCGCAGTACGATGTTCCGTCATCGCTCATGTCTGTTCGGCTGTCTCCCCAGCAGTCAATGATTTTTGAGGATGTGGTTGCTCCGATGTTTTTCTCAATCCTTGCAAGTCTGATGCTGTCATAGGTGGCGGGTGCGTATTCCGTAAACTCGTCAACCGTCTGATTTATAGTTAATTCCACATCACCCAACGATGCCGGGTAACTAAGTCTAATAAATTTAGCTGATTCGTTTTCAACGGTATAATATGTATCCGTTTTTATCGGATACTGGCCTGATACACCAAGATAATTTTTTGACGCATCAAACAGCGCAAGTCTCTCGCCGGTGTTGCGCTCAACATTAACAACAGCACTGGTTTTTCTATAAAACGCAATCACATCGCCAGTATTTACAGCAATATAATCGGTCGTTTTATATGATGTGCTATCCTGAAACGTGCCGTTATACAAATATCTACCATCTGTAAGAGCAGACGGGTTGATTTTGTTTATGCCTTCGAAAAGTCTCACATCGAGGATGGTGTCATTCTGTGCCAGAGCATCCCCCACCGCTTTAGCATCCGCCGCCTGTCCGCTCTGGGAGAGGGTGGGGTCAATCTGCGGAATCTGCGCCTGTAATGCATCCAGTGCGCTCTTAACGCCACCAGACTGCACCGCGTTGGTGCTGTTTGCCGCAGGAGAAGAATCAACACGAGGGCCTACTAGACTGGGGTGAATACGCTTGGTCCCGCCCTCACCGTTATCAAGGAGCAAATAATCGCCGTCGTTGTATCCGGTTTTCTCACCGTAAGATATAACTCTTCCCAATGGTTTACTCCTTCTTATTATACTGGATGGTACTGATACCCAGGATCACGCCGAGGAAGGTGTCGAGTACCGTAATAGTACCTACGATCTGCTCGCCGTAAGGGAACCCCCAGATCCCGGCAAGTCCAAAATATAATGCTCCAAGAGCCGGCAGCAACACAAGTGCTACCCACTTGAGAATATCATAAGCCTTATCGCTAAGAATTGTTTTCATTTAAGACCTCCTTTAATTGGAAGCTTTTCTACTTCTTTCATGATTTTGGTTCCGGAGCCATTACCGCCGAGTTTTACATAAGGTTCGTATAGCTCGCGCAAAGTGTCGTATTCGTCCTGAGTAATCCAGCCACGGTCGATATACTGCAGTCCAAAGAACACAATTTCGATGTGGCCGATCCCGATCAGAATCTTTCTTTCGGCATCTCTTTTGTCGAACCTGGTACTCAGAAACGCCCACAGGCCAGAGGACGCCAGAACCGATGTAAATATATTTAGTATTATTTGTGACCAGAATTCCATTCATTTAATTCCTTTTTATTATACATAACCGTACCGATACGCTCTCAAAGCAGTATGTCAGCATGTTACAGTCCTTTCATCCATGCAACGATTTTCGGGACATAGAACAGCCTGTATCCTTGCTCATTGAGATGGATTCCGTCCCCACCGTTGACCGTGTATATGCTTGCCAATGATGCTATATGACCGATAGCAGGACACATAGTGTTGAGGTCGCAGTAAGGGATTCCCCACTTCTCACACGCCTGTTTTGCGATTCCGTAATAGCTGTTTGCCACACGGGAATCAAAATTGTCCACACACTTATGGATAAAGATATATCCTATCTTTGCTGCAGGGAATCGTGCGATAGCGGACTTAAACATCTGCTCCATTGCCCCGGCAAACGTGTTAATGTTCAGCGTATCAGTGTACCCGCTTGTGATACTCCCTAATGTCACGCCTATGTTGTTGTACTGCGCATCGTTGCCTCCACCCTCAAGAATCACATAGTCTGCATCTGCACGCAGGTCAGTAATGGATTCACAGATGGTAAATTCCGCTCCGATATTTGCCACCGTAGCACCACCGACCGCAATGTTCTGCAAGGTCATGCCGTTATCATCAGCAATGATTTTCGCATAACCGCCTGTGTATCCTGTTCCTGCGCAGAGTGAATCTCCTGTCACCGCGAGGATTTTACCGCTTAATGGATTTGATGCCATGTTGCCCCCTGTTCCGAGTACCCTCTCGCCTGTCCGCAGATAGCCGTATTTTCCTGCGGGAATATCGTCGGCAGATTCGATGCCAGTCGTAGAGAGGTCGATGTATGTTGTGCCGTCTACCGTAAATTTGTTGTGTGCCATTACGCGCTCACCTGCCTCTCTAACTTAAGTGTATGTGACCCATCCGCGAGATAGGTGTTTCCCATGATGTATCCGGCAATGTTGTAACAAACAATGGGGTCTCCACTCGATGCCCAGTCTGCGATGATAGCAATGTTGCCGATATAGTTTGTGTCGTATGCATCTGCGTGCTGTACAGTAAATGTGTACGCAGTGCCATCAAGGGTTGCACGCCATACATCGTTGAGAGTAAATGTATCTGTGATACTCGTGAGGCTAAATTCTCTGTTGGATACTGTGATTGAGCCGTCATAAATGGATGTCCAATCTCCACCCGGAGTAGGGCCGGGAGTAGGCGTATAACTGTACCACTCCACCCCGTCAAGCTGTGCGGAAGTTACAGTCTTGTTATTATGCGTAGTCGGAGTTGTGGCAGTGATTGCACTCCCGATAAGAGAATCATCGTAGTAAGCATAGACGGTCTCTGTGGTCTCGTCCTCGTACTCGAAATAGAGTGTGTGCCTCGTTGCTGACGGAGCAGAACCAGGGGCAGAAGTAATAACGAGTTCCGTGCCGTAGGTATTAGCAACTTCCGTCATGGATGCTCCGCCCTGTACGTTTACGGTCACTTCACTGTAGCCGTTTGCGGAATCATCCTCTGCGGAATACGAACCGTTGAGAGTGATGGTCTTGGTGGTGAGGTCGCCTGTTATTTCAGCAATCAGGTCTGCAAGATCATCACTGTTCGACCCAGAAGGAACCGTCACACCCTTTGCTCCGATAGCTGTTAATGCTGCTGATACATTTTCGCGTATTCTTATAATCTGCCGTCCTAATTCCGAGCTTCTCAAAAATTCTTCTGTTGTTTCATAACTGTACGGAGCAGGCAAAATATCACCCCCCTCAAATCGCCGCAAGCTGTGTTTCTATATCATTTGTCAGACTTACAGTGCCACCAGCCGCATAACCAGTCGGAATATTAACCGATGATGCTGTGATACCATCGATCGTCAACGCGAGAGTACCATTATTGGGCATAGTACCTGGTGTCACGGTACCCTCTGAGTCCACGAAAATATCATTCGCAAGGACGTGCGGAGCGGTTGCGGTAACAGACGACACATCCTGATAAGCATCTGGGATTGGTGCTACAGTTACCGCAGACAGACCATAATATCCAGTATCAGGAGCGATCGACTGCTGTGACTTTGTAGGCGTTACAGACTTTGACTGGAGCGTGTAGTTGCCGCCTCCCGACACGCCGGAAACAGTACCGGTCCCGTCATGCAGTCCTGCGGGGATCGTGTATGTGTCGCCTTCCTGCACCTGCGCAGAAATGCCGCCGCGATTTACAATACCATCAAAAGCATCCGCAAGGGCAGGAAGCTTATCGGTAGATGTGCCGATGCCGAGCTCTACGGCCTTTGTGCGGAGCTTGTTTCGTGCGGTCTGGATTCTGGTAATTTCTGTTGCAATACTCATGTTTTACTCTCCTATATAGTTTGCAAAAGCGCATCGATATTGCCGATCTCAGTATAGACAGCGGCGGAAGTGATTGGATGTGTATTGTCCTGTTCTGCTTTATCAGCTTTTACCACGGATAAAACACCGTTGGATGTGATGTCCAGGTCCTCACCGACGATTATTCCGCCAAGGCTTGTCTTAGTAGCTGGACGAAGAGATGTACCGCCGACGACAACTGTCTGGCCGAATGACGCTTTTGCTGTAATGTTTTTGGACAAATTAGCCTTTACGGTTATATCCTTTGCCATTACATCACCTCATTCTTTTCAGTATTTTCAACCCTAATTCGCTGAGGGAATTCTCCTTCTACTTTCATGCGTTCACCGTTAGCGACGACGTGCATGTCCAGACGCAATGTTTCATGTGCGTTGAACGAGAGAGTCTGTTCTTGAGTAAAATGATATGACATAACACTGCCGTCGATCGTCATATCAGAAAGACCGAGCTCCATACTCACATTTCGTCCCTTGATGATAAGCGAAACTGCGGTAATGTCATTTATGTCGAAATCGGGATACTCGGGAACATCAGAAAAGTCCACATTAAGCGATGGAGTTGTACCCCTTACAATAGTTACCATAATGTTCTCCTTATCCTACTGCTCGGACAATACCGTGCACAGCCATTATCTGAAAATAATCAGTAGCGCCACTGTCAGCAGGTCCTACCACTCGTTTGATTCCGATCGTTGGACCAGCAGCCCAGTTAACGCGGACACTTGCTATAAACGTTTGGCTAGTACCATCGTATGTATAATCATAGTCGCCAACGCGATGCTCAGCAAAGCCCTCGCTTCGAATAGCAATCACAGTAGAATATATCCTACCGCAGTGCACTCTAAGAGCCGCGACGTTCCAGTTAGCCAAAGCAGTTACAGCTACTTCAGACCAATCGGTGCTGTTCGCAGTGACACTTAATGTGCCTGACCATAATTGACCGACACCGCCTCTAAGTAGGTTTGGAATAGCCACAACATCTGCTGAAGTTCCGTTCGTGTGACTATATAAATATCCTTTAGAGTCATTTAAGTTGTAATATGAAAGCCACCCAGAAATATTGTGTGAAAACAACCCAACCCGATCCTTAGAAGCAATCAGTTCAATGTCATGCTCTGGTATTGGCATTCCACCCGATAGATCTCCAATCAAAGCTCCGTTGCCGGCCGTAACACGCCCATTAGCACTGTCGCCGGACATGTATGACAATATACGTCCGTTATTAGCAACGATAGTTCCCTGAGTTTCAAGGCCTTTAAAACCGTTCCACGTAGATGTACTAGTTCCAGCTCTCAGCACTTCAGCTCCGCTGGCATTGTAAAAAATCATGTTGGAGCCGTTAATAATAACATGAGCCGAAGTTGAAGGACCTATCTGAGCAGTTGCGCCAAACTGAGCTATCATGGTTCCGCTAGCGTTGAAAACTTTAAGTCCCTTAGATGTGATAGTTGATCGAACACTTCCTACCGGTCCAAGTTCAACGTCGGAACCAAACTTGGCTAATACAGCACCATTAGCACCGATAAGTTGAAAGTTGGTATCTGTGATAAGAATGTGCGTACCAGTCGGGATGTTAAGCTTGCTTAATTTGCCAACGACTAATCCGTCAGCCGTGAGTGTTATATAAAAACTACCAGCTCTAGTTAGAGATGGATAACTAATGTTGCCAATAATAGTCGCTTTATGGTCTTTCATCCGAACCATAACAACGTCATCAACGCCAACCTCAACCGTAGTGGTCACCGGCGTTTCAACAGATTCGTCAGCACCATAAAAACGTACAAAAATATCATCCTTACCGGTGCTCTGATTAGGAGTTTTTCGCACCACAATAGCATAAAAAGTCATCGCGTCTGGAGAGGTGCTGCCGGAACCATTCACCGCATCAGCAAACGCTTTCAGAACACTATCTTGAAGTTCCAAAATATCACCTCCAAAGACTAAGCGTGTATACGGCAGTTTCTTCAACCTGGCAGCCAGTTTCGCACTTAATATTCTGGCGAATGACTTTAGCTCGTTGATTGGTCAATCCTGCTCGTTCGTAATTTATTAGCACGCAATCGCCAACTCTTACCGGACAGTAGCCATGAGTATACGTTAATGTGTATTCGATGGTTGACAAATTCCTAAGAGTCTGCTTTGCGTAATCATCGAGTTGAACTTGTGTTGGGCTTCCAAAAATATCGGGATCTGTTATTCGGTGCATAACCTCTCTACCGCGAGTCACAGTAGATATAGGACTGTCGGGGTCGTTATTAACCACTTTAGAATATACGTAGCTTCCGTTTTCTTTTGTATAAATCACTTCGAGAACGTTTGGAATACCATATAAATCTCTACTAATATCGAAATCTGGTTGTAAAATCGAGCTATTGTCGTCGTCATATGTCCAGACAGGTTGCAAAGAATTAGCGTCTTGATCTGGTGTAAATATAATTCTTCCAAGCTCATCGATGTCCATACTGTACCGAATACTGGCGAGCAAATCACTGATAAATGTGTACCAAGTATCGTTAAGTTCGGCTACAAATGGATAGGACAGCGTATAGTCTTCGCCGTCTAATTCACTACCGACAGATGGCGCTCTAACATTTTTGGACACAATATTTGTAGCCGCCTCTAAAATATTCACACCTTGTCCAATAGAATATCCTAGTGGCGGATTCTTTTCCTTTAACTCAAGTAAAGGAGCGTAAGCATCCATGGTTACATCTTTTACTTTTCCATCAAAGTTATCCCCAGTAGTTTGACACAAAAATGTACCAAGAGGAAATTTCTCTGTAATACGATTCTGTGTTGTAATAAGATATACTCTAATATAAAGTTCTCCAAGATCAGAAGAGACGTTAAACGAAGCACTGCCGCCAGTGTCCGAACTAACGTCTCTCGTGATACTCGAAGAAGTAACAATATCGATTTTTCGGCGATCCTCCCATGTAGCCGGATCGACCTCGTAATACTCATATGTTTGCTGCATCGAAGCAGTCCAGTCAGGCATTACATTCCTCCTTCGACTCTTGTTACTTCAATTGTTACAGGTATAAGAAGATTATCGTAATCATTATTAAACGACACTTCAACACTAGCCCAATAACCTACGCCATTAGGTTCTCTGACATATGCATTGCCCCTCCAGATCTGCAATCTTCGAAGAGCATAGCGAGTGTTAATATCAGTTGCCGGAATATCAGAGGACCAGCTTCCGCTAACGCCAAGTTGTGTCCCATAATATGCAACTGGGGCTGAACGCCCGATGTATTCTACCAAGTTTTTATCAATCGCGGTGGATTCCGACACTTTAACGTTAAACGGTAGTTTTACCATAGAGCCAGCCCATACTCGTGACGCTAGAGCATCTCCGTCACCGGAAGGCATGTTAAAATCGCTCCAGGCTTCGTCCCATTGAATAACTATTCCCGTTTCGCCAACAGGTTCGCCAGGCATATCGTAATATCCAATAGAACCAGTTTCGGTATCAATTCCAACAATACGATACCTAGCATAGTCAAGAGATGGATGAGGATCGACCACAACAGTTGTACCTAGATTTTTGATTCCGGTAGCTATCTCCGTAAATCTACCATCATAGTCTCGTCTGTAAACAGAAAGGACAATACCTTCTATAAGATTTTCCTCTTCATCGACACAGTAGGGACGAATATAAGCGCATAATTGTTCCTGGTCAATTCCGATCTCGGCATTTGGCCAAATGTTAACATCAGTCCAGTCAATAGTAATATTCTGTGATGATTCCACGGACATACCAGAACTCATGCCTACCTTGACCGTTATTGTATAACCAACGTCGTTTTCAAGGTCTATGTTTCCCGCATTGAAGGCTCTTTTTAGAACATTATCCTCTTCTGTTTGACTAACATATTCGGAATACACTTCATCTCCAGCAACTACAATTTTAGGATTTCCAATAGAATCAAGAGTCTCATAAGACTCGTTAGCAATAACTGAAATATGCCAACTGACCGCTCTTTGAGTATCCGGATGAGCCGTGGCAGTTAAGTAAATAGGAAATGACGTAAACGTAAATACCGAACGTTCGGAATCCTCTGTATCGGTTACAACTAAGCCTAATGTTGGCGGAGCATATAACATCAAAGCTCTTTCTGTGGACCATGGACTCCAAGCATCTGGAAGAACACCTAATGTCCGTACTCGCCAACGAATAACAGTGCCTTCTGAATATGCGGAATAAACTGCTGTCGATACAACATTACCATCTTCGTCCAAAATGCGTTCACCAAGAGCGTCAACAAGTTCTCCCGACGTATAAAGAAACGTTTCATAGGAAAGGTAGCTTGGTTCGCCAGGATTTGGTGACTTGTATGTCGGTGTTTTAGTTTGCCATTCACCATCGCCGACGGCAACCTGAATTTCTGCATCTTGCTGTGTTGAACTATCTTCAGAATTATGAAGCCAATAAAATCGTACTGTATCACCAACAACTGCCGTGGCTGTTTCTGACCAGGTTGTCGGCGCAGACGGTGCTACGCCAAGAATCAAAGAATATATTGGAGACCAACCGGAATCACCCTGAGCATTTGTTGCTTTTACACGAAAATACCATGTTTGCCCTGGATCGAGCCCAGTGACAGCTGCTTCTGACTCGTTTACAGTTAATGATTTTACTTCTGATGATCGGTCAAAGAAAATTTTGTTAACCGTATATTCGAGAGTATAACCATTTACATTTGCAACCGGTGTCCATACTATGTTTACTCGATTAAGACTAACAACGGTGTGCTTTGTTATCTTAGTCGGCGCTTTTGGAACTGTAGAAACGTTTGACGAATAATCAGACCAAGCAGACGCATAAAAAGGATATACGGCTTCGTGTATATATACCTTGCCGACTTTTATGCTTTTAGTTTTTGCAGTCGAACTGAAATACGGTAATCCGTTCACGCGACCCCTAGCCCTGACTTTATACTGACTTCCGCCAGTTATCTTACATGTATATCGAACGTATTGTTTTGTAACACTAACAATCGGGGTCGCAAAAGTTTTTCTATTATCCTGTACAATTTCTAACTCAATAGATTCTGTGTTTCTATCAGGAACACTAAGTTCCACCGTAAGTTTGTAATTTTTATCCACACTTATTGTGGGAACACCCGGTGTAGCCGGAAGGCCAGAGTTTGCAAATTCGTAAGTTTCTGTTGCGGACTGGGCCGTCCAATAAGAAACTGTTGCTGTAGAATTTTTACCAGTTTTCTTCTCGTAAGTCTTAGAAATCGGTTGTACTGTGCAAGCCACCTTTAAAGCGTTACTGGGGGCCGTGTAAGTAACTCGCACGGACCACCCAGCACTGCCATATTCTTCTTCGCTTTCACTGCCAATGAACCATACTCCGTCACCTGTATAATATCTCCAGGTCACCTTGTATTTAGCAGTGTTTCCTTTTTTCCATACCCAGGTAGCATATAACAAACGATCGCTCCCGCTTTGTAATCGCACTTTAAAGTTCGTCACCATATTAGGAGTGGTGTCCATAATAACAGTAGGCATCACGCCCTCCCTTCTATCTTAGCGGCACGAATAAGCGATCTAACAGCAGACGATACATTACTGCCGTCATCGTATGTTACGCCGTTTACATTATAAACATTACCAGTATTACCAATGAGAGCCGACAAACCGTTAATAGCATTAATCAGCGCGCTCATTGTATCATTCTCAGACTGTTCTTTACGACGCTGATCGGCTGTCACGCTTCGATTAGTATTATCGGCGAGAGTAATATTGCCGTTGAACGATAACCGATCCATATCAGACATCATAGAATACAGTTTTCTAGTGTCATTTTGAATTTCTGACAGATCCATTGTAGGAGTTATTGTTGGATCAGTAACAATGTCTCCGCTAAGCAGATCTGCAAGCATGTCTAGAGGTTTCTTAGCAGCAAGCATTACTCTCTCAGCCATTACTCTAGATCTAGAAGCAGCTTTTCTGGCGTTATTATCAATACCAATCAAAAGACCATTATCGATGTCCTCACCTATCTTAATAAAGACTTTAGAAGGTGAATTTGAATCCAGTTTTCTCTTGGCTGCATCAATAGCGCCTTTTACAAGACTCTTCGCTTTTTCAGCAATCTGCGACGCTTTAGACATAATACCTTTGGCTAGTCCAGATGCCATATCTTTACCAACTTGTTTCCATTCGCCGACCTTATTTTTAATAGCCTGAAGAGCTTTCTTTGCAAGTTTACCAGCTTCGCTCGCAATCTTTCCAGCAAGACTGATAAGACCCATTATAAGCTTCGAAATAAGCTCCTTACCCATGGAAAGCCATTTAGGAAGATTCTTCTGAATAGCGGAAATACCTTTAGACAGAAGTTCTCCGATCTTTCCGGGAAGTTTAGGAGCCATAGCAGCTATACCGGCAACAAGTTTGAGAATGAGATCTTTACCTGCAGAAAGCCATTTGGGAAGATTCTTCTTAATCCATTGAACAGCCTTATTAATAAATTCTCCAACTTTCTTGGTAATATTAGGTCCGTTCTTTGAGATTCCAGCTACTGCAGACTTGATCAACTCGCCTGCTTTTGCCATGAAAGCCGGAGCATTGTCAACAATATACTTAAGCGCTTTAGAAATTGCGTCTCCAATCAGACTAAGTATCTGTCCGGCGCTACTAACTATTGAAGAAATAGCATTTACAATAGCACTACCGATCTGACCGGAAATTGCTATAAATTTCTCAATAGCGGATACCAGCAAATATAAGCCAGCACCGATCATTAGCATTGCCCCAGCAAAAGCCATTAAAGGAATGATCAATGCTGGGAATATAGCCAGGACAGCAACAAAGCCTACAACGATACCAATAAACACTATTAATACAGTGCTCAGTGTCGCGAGTCCTGCAGCAAGGCCGGCAAATTGCTCTTCGCTCTTCAAGGTTGTGAACAGCATTAACGCCTGAGTAAATATCATTAGCGCGGTGGCTACTTTAATAAACGCATCACCAATAAACGACGCTGCTATACCAAACACAAGAAACGCAGCACTTACAATCAGTATGTCTGGTGAAATGGCACTCAACATTTTGAATGCTATAACCATTGTTGCGACAATAACCACAAGTCCACCAAGACCTTTGCCCAAGTCGCCAACAGTCATTTTACCAAGAACTGTTACAACATAAGACAGAACACCGATAACCGCTACAAATGCCATCAGAGCAGGAATAGCAGTATTCATTAATATAAGCTGCCCCATAATTGTGGAAAGCTCTTTAAGCGCTATAACAAGTCCGGCTGCTATTAATCCAATAGCGCCCAACCCCTTCGCCAAGGTTCCAAAATCAAGTGAGCCAAGTTTGATAACCGCAACTGCTAATATTAAGATAGCACCAATAAGTGCTAACGGTGCAACAATGTCAATAATACCGAAATTATTGTTACTAATAAGCTTGAGAGAAGCGTCGAGAATAACCGCCAAAGCAGTAATAACGCCAAGTCCTTTTGCTATAACAGGTGCTGGTAATACGCCAATGCTAAGAACACTAAAGCACAGCGCTTGAATAGACGCCATAAATACTATGATAGCTGCTACTTTGGTCGGATCCATCGACGAGTTTCCAACTAAAAACAGACTAGCAGCTAGTACTGCACCAAGAGCTAATACTACACCAAGACCTTTAAGTAATATTGCTCTCGGAATAACGCCTATCGCTAATACAACCATAGCTAATTCGTTGACAGCCAATACGAATGCTATTATTCCAAATATAGCTGATGGCGACACATTAACTACACCAAGCATGACCATAGCTACAACTAATATTGCGGCCATAGACGTTATTACCGAAACACCCTTACGCAAAGCACTTCGTGGAACCAAGCCTATCAACGCCGCAGTCGTTGCTAATACTACTATTGCCAACGTAAATGGTATTAAGCTAAATATAGCTGACGGTGATACAGTAACTACTCCGAGCATGATCATAGCAACGGTTAGTATTGCTGCCATATCCGTTATTACTGAGACTCCCTTACGTAAAGCACTTCGTGGAGTTAATCCTATCAGAGCAGCAGTTGCCGATAGTACAACTATTGCCAACGTAAATGGTATTAAGCCAAATATAACAGACGGGTCGATTGCTGTGGCGAATTTACTAACAATAATAACTACGGCAGACAAAATAGCGGCTATAAAACCTATAGCAATAATACCTTTTGCTAATGTTCCACCGTCAAGTTTTCCGAGTTTAGCAACAGTGTATCCAAGAATAAATATGGATGCCGCCGCAACAATCATTCCCTTAAGAATAGAACCGTCTAATGAAGCATCTTTCGTAGCCATTGTAAGGAGCTTCATTGTGCCAACAAGTATTGCAGCTATGAAACCTACTGCAATAATACCTTTGGCTAATGTACCAAGATCCAGTTTGCCTAACTTAGCAACTGTTCTGCCGAGAATGAACACACCTGCCGCAAAGGCTAACGGAGCAGCAACGACTCCGGGGTCAATCTTCGCCTCGCCAAGGCCTTTCATGGCAGACTTTATAGTGTTTTCAAGAAATTTAATAACACCGGCACCCTTGAGTAACGTCTTAAATGACAGCATGCCAAGAGCCATTACCTGTGTTGCTAAAATAAATACAGCAACAGCAAATGCCAAAGGTGCAAACACTGCCGACGGAGTTAGCTTAGCCATTCCGATAGCAACCATAGCCACAGCAAGAGCTCTTCCGATCTTAGAAATATTCTTCTCTCCCTTTTTAAGAGTTTCATCGGGAATGTTTCCAATAAACACTATTGTCTTAGCAAGTTTATGCAACGCCAATGCAAACCCGATAGGCCCTGCTACAGACGCCATCGAAGTACCTTTTGTTCTGGACAAAGCCACCGTGGCTGCTGTTAAAACAAGAGTAACAACAGCAATAGTTTCTTCGGCAGCGCGCAATTGTGTCTTATCTATAGCGCCAATAGTTGCAATAGCTTTTGCTATAAGAAGAACCGAAACAGCCATTGAAAGAGCGTATTTCGTAGCTCCACCAAGATCAGAACCTTCTGTGGACTTTATTTTACTAAGAGCTATTGCCAACCCACTAAGAACGAGACCTATTCCGGCAACAATACCAACAGACGAATCCAAACGATCTTCAGGTATACTGGCTATCATGTTAATTGCCTTAGCAACCAACGCAATAGAAGCCGCTATTTTGATAAGAGAAGTAGTTTTGGATTCTTGCGCTTTACCATACTTTCCGCTGATACTGTCAAAGAAACCGCCAATACTATCAGCCATACCGGAGAAAGACTTAGTAAGCTTTCTACCGTTGAAAATCATAGAAACTGTTCTAAGAGTCTTTGCTGCGAGAAGAAGTTTCTTGAAATCAAGCTTAGCTACAAACATTTCGAAGCGACCAAAAGCATCGCATAAGAAATCTATACCGGTTGGAATAGCTTTGTCTTTAAGAAAAGAAAAAGCCTTCTTAAAAGTTTCTCCGATATTAACCTTAGAGAGATTAGTTTTAAGATTCTTGATTGTATTTAGGAAAGAATCCAAAGGCTTTTCGGAACCTTTAGTAGCTTTCTTAAACGACGACATATTAACAGCGCCAGCAAGTGCTGAAGAAATATCTGCTGTTTTTGTGTTTGCTGAGGACTTAGAAAGCTTTTCAATCATGCCGTTAATAGCATTGTGAATAAGCTCCCTGGCTCGATTAAAGAAGTTAATAATCTTACTTACAGACTCTTCTTCTTTCTTTAACGGAATCAGTCCTTCAATAAATCCGTCTTTCTTTTTCTTTACAATAAAAATATTAACAAAAGAACTAGCGAGTTCCTTTAGATTCTTTGCAACAGCTCCAAAAAACGCAATCAGCTTTTGAGCGAACGTCTGCTCTTTCTTGAACGGAATCAGTCTGCTGAGAACGTCTATTGGGGTTTGTTTCTTTAAGAATATCTTCTTGAAACTATCTACAATGTTTCCGAGTTTTTCCTTAAGGACGCCATAGAACTGAATAATCTTTTTGCCGAGACCCTGCTCTTTATTAAAGTCAATGAGTCCGCTAAATATAGAACCACCTTTGAATCCTTTAAAGAAATCAAACGAGATCGTTCTTCCTCTAGCAAAATTATTGATAATCCCCATAAATCCCTGGAATGCGGGAATAAGGAATTCCTTTAATTTAGCAACAACTTTATCAGCTTTCTCAGTAAATTCATCGAAACTAGCAAAACCTAACTTTTCCGAAAGTTTCTCTTTTAGATCGACATAAGCGCCTTTCAATCTTCTAAAAGCAGCTGCAATACGATAGCCAAGAAATTCCATCGTATTCCAGTTTTTGACATAATTAGCCACATACTTAATGCCGCTAGATATGACTCCCGATAAATATCCGATTGTTTTTAAAACAAACAGCAGCGCCGATCCAACTTCTTTAAGAACAAACGACAATGCAGAGAACACATTTTGAATTAGTCTTGTTTTGTTTACGAAATCAACAATGGTGCTAATTACGTCGCCAATAACATTTAATATATTCCCGCCAACTGTTATAGCTTCATTAATAATGTTTAGTAATATCGGAAAAGCAACAATGGCAAGTTTAATAACAGAGTCACGAGCATCTTTGAACAAGCTGAAAACCTGCTTAAAAACGTCGTAAAATTTATTTAAACTGCCTTCGCTAATTTGCATCTTATTAGCAAAGTTACCCATTGCTTCGTCAACGGCAACGAGATGATCCATGGTGATAGTAACACTAGAAAATGAATCTCTCCAGGCATTACCAAATACACCCAAAATCTGTCCCGCGCTTTTAAAAATATTAATAACGCCAGACATACCGTTGGCAATAGAAAATGTAAGAAGATTACCCGCTTCGGTTATTTCGAATGTTTTATTGCTCCATTCGTTCATTGTACGCTGAATATCAGCGTTAGCTTTTTCCTCCGCAGTTGCTGTCTTCTTCGCAGATTCTTCTACCTTATTGGCCGTCTTTTCGGCTTCTTCGCCGGTTTTCTTTGTGGCATCAGTAGCTTTATCAGACGCTTTTTCAGCTCCTTTACCAGTCTTTTCTACTGCTCCAAGAGATTTCTCAACCGCGTCAAGAGTCTTATCAGACAGATCCCAAGTTCCATTAGACAGCTCATGAACTTTATCAACATAAGCCTGAATCTCGTCGGGATCAAAACCTGCTTTCTTGAGAGCATCTTTTCGATTAGAATCATTGCCATAATCGCCATTAATAACAGCTTTTGCGGTTTCTCTTACCTTACTCCAATCTTTAGTTATCTCTTCCGCGGCTTCCTTTGTCTCTTTTGAAACGTCAGTAGCAGTCTTTCCGAGTTTGCTGCTCTTTTCAGCAAATTTTTCAAGGCGCTGCGCTTCAGTATCAAGCCCCTTAGTATCTTTATCGCCGAATATCTTCATCGGAAAGAATTCGGTTGCTTCCCTGATTTTCCCAGTAAATTCGGCAAATTTATTGGTTATATCAACAATGTTTTTAGCAGTAATCGGAGGAAAAACAAGAGTGATTGCATCTTTTAACGGTTTAAGAACATTGCCAAAAATATGAAAAACGTTTGTAAGACCCTCGATAAGCTTTGCTCTTCCCCCGAGATCTTTCCATCCCTGAAGAACAGTATTTCTAGCGTCAGAAAATTTATCAATAAATCCGCTAAGAACGTCGTTTATACTTGTCCAAAATTCGGTAGCTTCTTCCATGTTACCGAATATAATTTCCCATGTCTGTGCCCATCCGGAACCAACAGCTTCCTTGAGGGCATCCATCATAGCAGAAAATGTTCTTACTTCAGTAGCAGCTTTAGTGGCCCTTGTTCCTAAATCCTCTAGCTTTTTTATCTGCTCATCGGTATAATTTAAACCTTTTAACTCTTCTTCGTACGCTGCTTTTTCAACTTCCGTCATTTTAGTAACATCTGTTGAATATGCTCTAAGTGTATTCGTTAAAACATCGGTTGTAAGCCACTGATGAGCAAGGGAATCGTTCCAGTTGCTTGTAGCACTAAATGCATCTGACACTTTTCCCTGAAGATTGGTTGTTGTCGAAATATAACCGTCTTCAGTTTTTTTTACCGTGCCAAGTGCTACGGCAGTATCTATAAGGGCCTCTTTGAAATCCTTTGTACCCATGCTAGCCGTCTCGATAGACATCCAGTCCTGTCGTTTAACGGATCCAGAACTTAGCGCTTGGGCAAAGTTATACATCGCATGAGACGCCTGCTGAGTGTTAGATCCAGCTAAAGCAGCTGCATTAGCCACACCCTTGATAGCTGCGACAGAGGCATCTAAGCTAACGCCAGCATTGGTAAATTTACCAATGTTATTTGTCATATCAGAGAACGAATAAATAGTCTGATCAGAATATGTATTCAACTCATTCAGATACTTATTAACCGTCTCTAACGATTCGTGCGAACTCTCCATAATAACTTTAAGAGAGTCCATTTTAAGTTCATACTCTTTAAAGCCGTCAGAAGGCGGATCAAAAACAAAAGCCTTGGCAATCTTCTGTCCAGTATCAACTGCTAAGTTGACCATTCTGTTACAAACAGTGTCCCATATGCCGCCCATACCGGTGACTTTATCTGTAATCTTTTCAATGTTTGATGCAATCCCAGAAAGATCTACCTTTCCGAAATTCAAAGCATTCTTAAGATTAGCAATCGTGCTTAAAGAGGTCTGCACGTTTTTTTCAAATGATGCATTATCGAATTGCATCTTCACAACGCGTTCGTCAATCGTATTGCTCACTTGCAAACCTCCTTCCACACGTCGTTTAATATCTCGTCAAAAATAGGCTGAATAGTGGGATTGATGTAATCTCGCCCTTCTATCCAGCCTCCGGTTCCAGTCCCATGCCCATATTGCAGTATGATTGCGATGGGCACTCCCTGGTTAACATTTCTATTACAAAATTCAATAGAAACAGAACTTCCTTCTCTATTAATTTTGTAATACCATGCCCCAGCCGTATTACCTGTGTCATACGGAGTAGCAGAAGCCAATGCATCAACGCCTCGTTTTCCATACTTATCGAGATCGCTTAAGCCAAAGACTCCTTTTAAATTATTCAGAAAACTAGTAAGTTTTGAGAAATCACCCTTTTGTTCAAAAGAGATCATGTTCTACCCCCTAGTTTTATACTTCTGTCTTCTGGCAGCATTAAGAGCACGTCTTTGTGCAGCCATATCGACGCCCTTTGTCTTCTTTTTGTCAGGATTATTCTTTTCAGCACAAACTCTAAGAAGCGTCATTAACTTGTTCAAATGCCAATGCTCGTATTCGGAAGGAATGTTATACGTAGTCATCCAGTAATAGATAATCTCTGCAGTGATGATTTCTCGTTTTCCGGTACGTCGTTTATTAGTGTCGTTAAACCACGTTGCCGTATTAGAATCACCAATATAATCCATAATCTCTTTAACATTTTCTTCCGTTATGCAATAAAATAGATTCGGATCAACGCCTTTGGTTAAGCACATACATCGTATGTAGTCAATGTTCTGCTCAAAGGTCTTTTCTTTCCGGTCGTCGTGAAACGGTATGTGCCATTTGGCCTCCCATTTTGAAACCGCGGCAAGACTATGCTCGAGATCTATACTGACTTCGTCAACATGAATAAATATTTCTCTAACTGGATCCCACAGATCGCGTTCAGGGATTAGCAGGTGTAACAAAGTCCATCACCTTACTTCCTGTAAGCTTTGTCTGCTCGGCAATGATGGCATCGATCTTATCAGAAGCCTCGCTCTTCTTTACAGAAGCAACGATACCGTTGATAAACGCTCCGGCTTCCTCAGGATGCTCAATGAAATACCATACGAATTCGTCATAAGCCGCGGACGATCTGAACTCTTTGTAATGGCGCTCGTCTTTGTCGAATCCGCCAGAAGGAGTTCTTACGCCGTACGATTCTTTGATGAACTGCTCGAAGAAGAGATAAGCCTGATTTGCATCCTTTGTATCAATCATCTTACGAAGTCGATCTTCCCATCCTCCTTCTTCGCTTGCTTCCAGACGCATAAGATCTGTTCTGGACATGTTGAACCAAAAGGTTTCCTCTTTTTCTACGCCGAAATAGTCAACATACTTAACTGTTCTACTAATCATTTGGTACTCCTTTCAAGTGAAAAAATAAAAGGCTACTCAGATCTCGTCCAAGTAGCCCTAAAAATTCGTTATTTTGAAAAACCGATCTTAGATCAAGTTGCGTCGAGAATAGCCTTGATCTGATCAAAAGTGGGAAGGGAAGCATCGGTACCCTGCGCCTGGCCTTCACCTGCGACGCCATACAGAAGATTCTCGATCTGAGTAAGCTTGCCTTCCGGGATAGTTGTGGAATCAATAACCATGCAAGCTGTAGGCTGGAATCCTGTAGCAGCAACCGGAAGAGTAGATACAGACCAAGAGAAGGTCTTCTGCTCAGGGCTGTCGTTGATTGTAGAGTTGCTATCCTCAGATGCACCAGCGATGCAATCCCAGAAGATGTGAAGCTTATAGCCGTGGTCGGTACCAACGGTATCATTACCGATCATAGTACGATATGCAAGACCGAAATGCTTATGAGACTGCTGCTTGATAACAGCTCCTGTGCCGACATTGGCTTCACCGATGCACTCTGCATACTCATCAGGATAGGTAAATGCTTCGATCGTAAGAGCATCTTCCTCAGGACTCATGAGAATGCCGTATACAATGTTGTCAGCATAGATTTTAGTAGGCTCCGCGCCGGATGGAGACTCGTTAATAGCTGTGATGCCGCTCCAAGCGACTCCAGCGGCATAGCCACCGGAAGAGTTCATAGGAAACAGAACAGTGCGATCTACACCTGTCTCCCACAGCTTTTCACCAACTTTGTCCCATACAAGTTTAGGCTTAGTATTAGGCATAATATTTCTCCTTATACAAATAATCTGAATACGTCGTGGTTTAAATTGTCAGCGATATAGGATCTGTCATACATAATGTGCGGTATTGTAGAAACCCGTTCAACAATCGCGCTGTCAGGATCTCTATCAATAACCGTAATGGTATAAGACACAGCTTGTTTATAGACAATGTTATCGGCTGACGTATTTTCTATTCTGTTCCGACTGTATCGTATAGCCGGATACTTCATTTTTACTGACTCTGGAGGTTGAAAATATACATTTCTACTTCCGAGTTTTTCACAAAGAAGTTCATGTAATGCCAGACGATCGTTCATCATCTTCGCCATTATACACACCTCCTAATGTCAGAATCAGTCTTGGATACTGCGGTTCTACTGATGTCGCTTTCCATTTTGCGCCCATGTATTCCGCGTATTTAATACTGTGAAAGTTCTGATATGCAAAGGGGTCGGCCACGATGCTGAGAGTCATGTTAATATTCAGATCGTCGTTGACTTTACCACCGTTTTCTAAACGGCGTGAGTTCCTCACGATTTCGCCATAATATTCTCCCTCGGTGATTTTAGGCAAACTAACACCAGGTCGAACTTCCTCAGTTACACCGAAGCCGATTTTTCCAAAATATTTGCTCATTTTGAAATCCCCTTTGATTTGCTAGATCAGGACTGTCCAGGCTCTGCGGGTGTTACGGTTGTAGTAACAGGCTCCTCGATTACAAGGAAGGAGTACAGGCCCATGGTAGCGCCAGACAGACGGGTCTCGATCAGAGAGATCAGCTGGTTGAAACGAATATCGAAATCAGTAAAGTGGGTGATCTCGCCGCCCTTGGTGCTTCCGACGCCATAGTCTTTCATGTTACCGATGATGCAAAGCAGCTTATGCTGTTTGCCCTGGGCGTCAGTTCTGATCCGGTTCTTGAACTGCTGTACACGATGGATGGATCCAACGTTGAGTTCGCTGGCCAGCTCATTGACATTGCTGCGAATTCTACGGCCATTGCGATCACGAGCCTGCATAAGCTTATTGAGCATCCAGGGGTCGATGTACATATCGGGAGTTCCGGTGCCCATGAAGTCGATGAATGCATCCTGAACGGCTGCGATCAGGGCCTCGGTGTAGACAAAGTTGTCACTGAAATATGTTGCGGTATCGGTACCCTGGATCTCGGTACGAGCAGCAGCGATGTCGAGGTCTTTGTGAATTGTATAAAGATCGTCATCAGTCCAGATAGGACGAATATGAGTAGGATAGATCTTGCCCTTAGTGCCGTTGGGCCTTCCATCGCCAAGCAGAATCGCGGTTGCAAGCTCCTGCTCAAGCTGACCACGATCAATGTTGTACTGCCACTGGACGTAATCGAAGTCAGTGATATCGATGACATCATCTCGCTCGAGCTCGGACTCGACATAGATGGTCTGAGGATCGGTCTCTCTGCGCATCAGCTCATAGTTGCCGACGAAATCTTTCTGCTCGCCCTTCTGGTATCCTCTTGCACGAAGATCATCGTGGTTGCCGTTGACATTTCTGATATCGACATGGCGAGTCCTTACTCTGCTGTAAGGAAGCTTGGTGGTTCCGTTGATGATAGAAGACACCCAGCTGCGATCATCGGTCAGAAGCTGCGGGGTCTTTGGGCCATGAAGCTGATAATCAGGGAAAAGCCATGTAATGTTTCCATCAACAGTAGTGTCCTGATTGAAACCGCTGCTGGTAAGTCCATCATGAACCAGCTCGAGGTTGTTCTGTGCAAGGTAGCCGTTGAAGGTATCCCTGAAGGATGCGTTGGCGGTCTTCGCGGAAACAACGATCTCATTGAGATCAGAGTGAGTGAGAACGTCGCCCTGCTGTGTATCCTGATCGAATACGTTGTGTTTCATATCTTCTTTCTCCTCGTCTTTATCGCCACCCTCTTTGGCATCTTCGATAGCAGCGCCAACAAGAGCGTAAACGACTTTTTTCTGTTTTTCGTTCATTGTTTCAAACACATCTTTGATGGTTTCCTCGCCATCATCAGTGTCTTTTTCTTCGGACTCGGGTTTTGTGTCCGCTTTCTTTGTAGAATCTTCAGCCACTTTTTTCTCCTTTTCATCAGCGTGATAGAGCTCAAAGTTTTCGCCCATAAAAATAACAGCCTCATCGACTGTTTCAGCTCCATCTTCGGAATGGGTAACACTTTGTGGCTCAATAAATGCTCCTGGATTCGCTCCAGCAAGAACGATGCTTACTTCACGGATCTTTCCATGGATCACATCAGAACCATTCTGCTTAAGACGATTAGCATAAATGGATAGACCCGTAATATCGCCATGTGCGATAAGTGCTTTAGCAAGTTTTCCGTTCTCAACATCCGTGTTGAGATAGCAATTACTAAACACACCATCTGGACGATTGATCAGTTCCGCATGACCGATCACAGCGTCCAAGTTGGTATGGTCATGATTGTACACAAGCGGCACTGTCTGACCGTCGCAATCTTTAAAGGCGTCTTTTCTGATGATTCTTCCGTCGGAGCACAAAACGTCATTGCGAGTTACATACCCGCAAAAGTCAGGTTTCCTCGACATTTTGAATTTCTCCTTTGTCTTCTGATTCTTTTGTTTTCGGTGATTCTTCCGAGACCTTGCCGGTGCTTTCGACCGTGTCAACATTTGGATTAGTCAACTTATCAGCATTAGGATCATCGGACGGTTTCATGCCGATAATCTGTCTCGCCTCATTGGAAGTCATTACTCGGTTTGTAATCATTGTTCCAAGCATTTCAGAAAGCTTGTCAAGAGGAACCAATCTAAACTGGTCTCTATAGTAGGCAATTGTCTGCCCTCTTGTTCTGGCATTCTGAGTAAGAAACTTACGTTTCATCTCGTCGGCAATAGCAGCCAAAATTGGTTCAATAGTTCTGGTGTAGTAATTGAGCATGGTTTCGGGAGTAGCCGTACCATCCATAATCTCCTTGGTTATTCCAAGCTGACTGTAAAGAAGACCAGTAAGGAATTCAATCTGCCCAAGGAGCGTGTTGTCCAAAGGGCGGTTAAGCTGAAACACATGCTCTGCAGAATCTGTATAAGCTATTCCGAAACGAGAATTAGCAAGCTGCTCTTCAATACTTGCAATGTTCTTCTGAGCTCTGTCTCTAAGTCGATCTCTACTTGTTCCGTAAGGTAGCTGAATCAGCATGTTGAGTTTGTCCGATCCGTTACGTTCATCAATAAAGTCCAATAGAGAAAGCTTTCTCATGAGACGTTTCGCTGTAGAGTTTGGTTCATTAACAACTGCGTAAAGAGGATTTTCTACAATAGCAACCATACGCTTTTGGTAAACGACCTCTTCTTTTTTGCCAGTGAATTCGTTGTATAGTTCGACGCGAACCTTAGATGGGTGCCACTGTACAATTCTGCCCGCCCTAATGTTTTCGATCCCATAGGAGTCGGATTTGGTTGGATCGTCATCTGTGACTATTGGGCAAATAGCAACACATCCCTCATCCATCATCGACGCAACGACATCTTGAATGAAAGCGCGACCAGTCTGGTCAAGGTTGGCGTCAAGAGTTAAGCAGTTATTTAATCCAGACAGTATGTCTTTTTCATAACGCCCATCTTTGTCAAGCTGAGCATGTTTAAGTCCTATAGACGCTACATCGAGAGAAATTCTGTTAAACACAGACGTTACAATAGATCTGTCATTTCCTCTCGTATAGTGCGTCCTGTCCGGCCGATGGTAATAGGAAGAACCCAGATCGTATTCCGGAGTGGGGTCTTTGTTAAAGAATGCGTTCCAAGCCTGTTTAAGCCTAGAACCTATTGAAAAGTCCGGCATTTTGAATTCTCCTTTTACTTTCTCGTGGCCTGTTTATACGCTGTATAGAAACCGAGTATAGATGCGCCAACACCGGCTAAAGCTCCGGCGGTTTCTATATATTCCATCGTCTTTGATCGCCCAGAATTGTATTGTTTCTTAGCAACATTGCGAAATGCTTCTTCCGCCTGGTATCGGTTAACGTAATCTCTAAGTTCTTTCTCCGAGTAATGAGAGAGATCAAGAGACGCTGCCTTTTGCTCAGCCTTTCGCTCATTGGATTTTTCCATCATGTTGACAATTCCGGTAGAAGCGCCTTTGGTAGCATCTAAAGCGGATTTGGTCAAGTTTAACCTGGCGTTAAGCTTTTCGTTATACTTGGCCATTTTGTTGTCGTATTCGGCTTTCTCGGCATTAAAGTTCTTATTTTCGTAGTCGTAAATACCTTTAGCTCTATTAAATTTTTGATAAGACTCGGTGTTGGTCATAACGTCTTCTGGCACTTTTGGTCGTTCTGGTGCCTTTTTTGTAAAAGCTTCGGGTTTATCCACTTTACTGTTATTCAACTTGTATAAAGCCGCCGCACTACCAGCAATACCAGCAATACCAGCCAATCCCGCAAGTTCCGATACTCGACCTCTACCTGCGGATTTTGTGTTATCACCAGTCATTTGCCTAAATCTGGCGTTAAGATCATTCGGATTAACGGGCTCATCCGTTGTGGCCCGTTCAACTGTTGGGGTTTTCTTTTTAACAAGAAATCCGCCACGTTCCGATTTAGTAGCTTTTCTCTGAGCCTTATCAACTCGTTTTTGTCCTAATTTTGTAAGCGATCCATCCTTATTTTGGAATCGTCTCACACCCCACCGCTGGCCTTTAATACCATGGTGGTAAAGTTCATCGTAATACATTATTCGAATGCCTCTCTGTTCAACTTATATGCCACATAGGCATCCATCATAGCGGCAACCGCATCAATCTTCTGATCGTATCGCCGCTTATAAAGTTTTCTGTTACCGTTTGTATCCTCCAAAGTAATGCAGTTACCCATCGCAAATTTCATAAGTTCCTCGTCAAACAAAAGAAGCCGCTCCTCAGCAAGTTTCTTTAACTCACCAAGAGGAACTGACTCTGTACGGGCTCCTTGAATCACCTTCTCTATCCCATAAGGAGAATTCTCTTTTGCCCAACGTTCTACGAAATCTTTTGCGTTATACGGATCGTAACCAAAGCATCTGACATCATACTGGTTATCATCGATGTATTTGATCAGATCTTCATACACATCGATCATGTCAAGAACCGTTCCTGGCATGATGATTAAACTCCCTTCGTCTATGAACTTGTCATACTGCTGACGCAAAGACGGATGAAGTTTAAATAGTGTATGTTCTGTTATGTAGTTATGTGTCTTGACTCCAAATGCCCCATTTTGAAAAGGGAATAGAAACGTGAAAGAGCAGAAGTCATCACCCATCGACAAGTCGCCACCCATAGCACACGGTAGCTGCCAGAATTCTCTTTTTCGGTGTAAGAGAGTTTCTTCATAAGTAAAGAAGTACGTGTGACCTTCTGTGGGAATGCCAAATCTCTTCGCCAAGATTTCGTTCCTGGCCGAAGGGACGTTTTTCATCTTCTGAACTTCTTCCTGATAGGTCTCATAAGAAACAGTGAGATCAAGATTCGGGTTTGCTTTAACCCACATGTCTGGATTGTCAACTTCCTTAATATCGTCAAGTTTGTACCACCAGATCGATACATGCGGATTGTTATACTTACCAGTAAGAATGTCCATTAGCTCCATCTTAATTGTGTCGCCAATGCCGTTTCGTGTCGTTCCCTCTGAACTGGTAGCTAGAATGATGTAATCTGGAGCTAGACCTTTCGCTCCGCCCTGTTGAATAGCCGTAATAGGGTTTTCCGGAAGATCACCAGAAAGCCATTCGTCAAGCGTTGCACATTTAACTCGTAATCCCTGAAGTTTGTCAATCTTGAGTGGACGAATCTCCAAGTAACTATTTGTAAAGTTGTTTTCAATACCTTTCTTAGACGAATACAAATGCTTACGATTCATTCGATTACCAGTTGTATTCTGAACAGAGCCCTGAGTCATGAGCTGAAACACAGGACCTTTGGCTCTTGTAATAGCTGTAGCGAAAGGCTGCATAACTTCCTCTGACTGTTTCATCGTCGGAGAAGTCGTTATCTGATGTGTGGTTGATCGATCTACTACAAGTGTATAAGCCTGGACAAATGTGTCGTACAAAGACTTAGCCGCACCTCGTCCTACGATTAAATACTGAATATTGATAAGACGTTTCTTTATTCGCTTTGTGACATAGTGTCCACCGGAACCATCTCCGTTTGGTTTGTATACGCTTTTCTCAATAAAATAGTACCAACCGTAAAGTTGCTCTGCCCAAAGCTTAAAAGAAAAGAGGACATGTACGTCCCCTCCATCAGTAAGCGTCATTTCGTTTTCACAGAAGTAAATCCATCCTTCAACAACAGATTCATCGTAGTAAATTTTAGGATCATCAATCAGCTTGTCGATCCTGTTCATCTCTAGAGAGATTTGTTCGTTAACAGGAATCTCTCCTCTTATCACGGCATCTCGAAACATGCCGTAATACTTCGGTACAGCAGTGTTCGATAGTGCCATTTTGAATTATTCCTCAACGTACTGTTTTTTGGGTTTATTTACCTTGTAAGATTTACCAGTAACATATTCGGCATTCATAGCTGCTGAGATAGGAGCTCCCAACAGATACGCATGTAAATAATAATGACCGGTATTTGCTATTCTCGAAACCTCTTTAGACTCTACTTTATAACCTTTTTGTTTAGCTTCATTTATAAGCCTTGTACTAAGTTTTTGTCCGGCATCGATATAGGACTGATGCTGTTTCACCTCATCTTGTGCAGCCCCAAGTTTTCTGTTTATTTTATCTAGCTTTTTACTATACTTGTTGCTAGGCGGTCCGTCGTTATAGTATTTTGGATCTTTCCAAGCACCATCAACATTAGTTACAGAATCCAAATACTTCTGGTAAGCTTTATCCGATTTTTTATCAAGGCGCTTAACTTTCTCCTGAGATTTCCTTAAATAGTGCCCTTCTTCAGCAAGACCCTGATCAATACGGTTAAGAGCCTTTTTATATTGACCAGCTGTTTTTAGATCTCTCTTTTTACCCTTAGCAGTAAGTGTACCATCATAGTTCTGATATCGCCTTACGCCCCAACGTTGGCCTTTTACACCATGATGGTAGAGTTCTGTTTCATACATAAGTTTCTCCTTAAACAAAAAAAAAAAAGAAGAGAAAGCAACAAACGCCACTTATAACTCTTCCCTCTCATAAAAGGACCTGAAAATTTTGCGTGGACTAGAAAAATAGAAATTTCTTCTTCTTTTTTTGTTTGGTGTCTGTTTGG